TTTATAAACAAAGTATTATCTTAATTTTATCTTGGCTACAAAAAATTAATTTGGTTCAAAATTTTGAGTGTTAGTTTGGTTAGTTAACACCTGAATTATAATTCATGAATATAAAGTGTTTCATTTTAAGCACGTTAAAATTTTCAATCAATAGTAAACCACATAAATTATTTTTTAATACTCTTAAAATCTAAGTGTTTTAAAATAGCTATAAAATATCTAAGATATAGGGGTGATTGGGTAATATAAACAAAAATACAATAAGAAAGCTTATATATCCATTAAATTCAACTATATATCTATTGAAACTATATATTTTTCCTAAAAATTTATATAAAATTAATGAATATTTAATTAATATTATTTTATAGGAGTCTTAAATAGAAATAGATTTATGTAGGGATAAATAACCTACTCTACGATACAACTGAATAATCTTCACTGGTGGCAAGTTTCCAAAGGGATCACATAGAGATATGAATGCAATCCTAAACTTAGAATCACTTAAATAGGAATAATTTTATCCGAAGATGAAACCCCTAGATTGATTATGATGGTATGACAATCAAATGTAAAAATGATAATTTTGATTGATAGGTTTTTATTACTTAGGAGTAATACAAATGACTACTACAAATACAAAACCTTTAACAAATCAAAACGGCTTTTTCTCAATGATGAAGTTTAAAAATAAGCAAGTTGTAACAAACTGGCTTAATGGAGAAAGTGGCTCAAATGGTCATTCCTTGCGTACTGATGGGAAAGAATTATATTCCTATGAATTACGAATCGGAACAACTGAAGAATTGCTAAATAAATGGCAAAAAACTTTGTTTAGATATACTGGTGATCCACTTGGCATAAACTACTGGGGTTCTGATAAGAAATTATCAAGCACCACTTCAACCCATGTAAACTTGGCATATAATACGTTTATTGCTAAATGTCATGGTGCTTTAACTTCTGAAGAAATCAAGAAACTTGGACAAAACTTAAACTCAAAAGTTTGCTTGGGGTACAATCCCGAAAATGCAAAAAGAATTGATAAATTTATTGATTCCGAATTGTACGAATCAAGGGAATTTGAGAATGTCTATTTTAAACATATTCATAGCTTGACCGAGAATGTGGAAAGACTAGATAGGAAAAATAGATTCGGTGGTATAACCTATGGGGTTCTTGATGCAGTAGGGGTGGCTTAAAATGAATCTAACATCTACAGAAATAAATAGATTTAAAAAGCTAAACCAAATAGCCATTGGTTCTGTTCAGTTAGTGCAAGAAAAATACTATGAAGCACATGCTAAACAGCTTGAACATTGTGAAAGAATAAATCAATACCATTTGGCGTATTGCTGTATTGATGATTGGAATTGTGAAAAAATAGCTGATAGAGACGCTAATACTTTTGATTGGATTGATCCCATATTGATCAAGGAAGATCAAGAAAAAGGAATTTCTTGCGAATGTATGGAATTAGCTGAAGAATCAACATTTTGGAAGGATTACTAGAAATGGCTATCACTGGAAGAAATAGAGACCAAGTTGAAAGATGTGCTAAATCATTAATGGATATGTTGATTTTCGGATCAGATATTGTACCTACTGTGAAAGATATTTTAAAAATTGAAAATCATATTAGGATCATATTTGAACCAACTGATTCATATCAATTAAGTTTAGTACACGAAGCAGTGGAATCTGCATTTGAAGAATATGCAGACCTACAAAAAGAAAAAGACAAGTTTAGCGATAGAATCAATAATGCTTTAGCTACTGGAATAATTGAAACTGGTGGCACAGATTTTGATTCTAAGAACGAAAGACTGAAAGCTAAGATTTTATCTTACTTTTGTTCACATAGAAATTTTTGACTAAAACAAACTTAAACTAAATCTATCAGTCAAAATTATCATTTTTGCACCAATCAACACAATATAAAAAAATGCTTAGATTAATTTTATACTTGTAAAAACTGCAGTAAGTTTTGGTTCTTGGGTTACTTGAGAAACTGGCAACAAACCCAAAAAAATCTAGAATCCAAAATTTGAACGCAAAATCAAAAAATTTTAAAAATTACGCCAATCCCATTTATTATCCCCCACCACCAGCAACTATAGCTACAACAGCAACTACAACAGCAACTACGGCTACAGAACCATAGAATTACAAGAAACTACGAATACAACAACAACACAGACTACAGACTATCTTTAACACACAAAACACTGAAATAACGCCAACGCCAACGACTGACTACAGCAACCTTTAGAGACCCCCTACACCTTAGCATACCTGAATTTTACTTGACCATACCCGTCTACATTTAATTTTTATAAAAAGGGGGGTCATGTCGAGTACGTTTCTTTTAGTTTCTAAAATCCCCCTAGTATCTAGTAACTTAGTAACTTAGTAACTTAATCTCTTAGTTACTAGTAACAGTCTCTTAAAAAGACTGTTACTAGTAAATAGAGACATAGTAACTTGCCTTAAGATAGTTTAGAGGAAAAATGCAGTAAGTATCGTTTTTAACGTGTGGGGAGTTTTGGGCTACCAGAGAAAGGTATCTCTGATAGCCCGTTGTCTATGTGGTAAAACTGGAAAGTGAAAACCTAACAACATATGTATTGTATCACAAACGTAGCAAGGGCAACCTGGTTTAGCACAAAGATGCGTTGCCAGACGTGTCGCAATAGTGAAGGCAGTCACTTCTTTGTTTACGACCCTTGCACTCCTATGCTAACATACGGCTATGTTAACGAAGATAGAGGTTTGCCCCAGATGTTGCGGGCAAATCAATGATTCTGGTGAGATTTATGGTTACACAGGGTACACAGAGATTTGCTGCATACATTGTGGGTGGGCTGAATACACATATAAAGAAGAACTAGATAAGCCACCTAGGGAATACTTTGATAGACAAATAATTCCTTATGATGAGGCTTTGATTTCAGATAATAGAAAAGACAGACCGAAGTATGGGTATCCTGACGTAGAGGTGTTCACGGACTTTAAAATATACAAGTCAGGGTTCGAGAGAATAATCATTTCTAGTAGGTGTCCTTTCTGCAGGAAGGATAAAAATTTATACAAATCAAAGAAAACTAGGAAAAAAGATTTACTGAGGGCTCTTTGCGAAAACAAACATGTGTGGTATTTTAAATTAAAGGACAAACAACCTGTGTTATGGAGGTAACGATATGCCCAAGGTAGGAAAAAAGAAGTATCCATATACCAAAGCTGGTATGTCCGCTGCTAAGAAAGCGGCCAAGAAGTCTGGCAAGAAACTAAAGAAGAAGTACTAATGACTCTTAGTATGGATAAGCTGCCAAACCCCAAGGGCAAAAAGCCTGAAGATGTAATTAGCAGGCAGGATTTATTTTTAGAATCTTTTAAGTCTGCAGGAAGCGTCAGATCCGCTGTTAACAATATTGGCATGGGTAGAAGGCAGATTTACAACTGGCTTTCTGATGACCTTTATGGATTCAGGGAGAAGTTTGAACTTGCCAAGCATGAATTTAGAGAGATGTTACAGGACTTAGCTGTTAACAGGGTTATAGAGCAGAAGGTTTCTGACAATCCTACGTTATTGATTGCGTTACTTAATGCACATTGGCCAGAGAAATACAGGCCTCAGATTTCAGATATAGATGAGACAGCAAAGGCCGCTATGGATGAGATGCGTAAAAGCTTCAAATCTATTAACAATAAAGATAATGTTATTGATGTAGAAGTAAGACCAGAGGAAGAAGTAGAGAAATTACTGGAAGATAAAAAGGGTAAATAATGGTTGTATCAACCAGCAGTAAACCTAATAATTACGTCAATCTTTTATATGATAAGATAGGATTTTCTCCTACTGAATTACAAAAACCTATATTAAATTCCAGAAAACGATTCACACTTGTCGCAGGTGGTGAGCAAGCTGGCAAATCAATGGTAGCATCTAAGTATCTTGTAGGTAGATTGTTCGAGAATAAAGAGCCTGGTCTTTACTGGCTTGTGGCCGCAGACTATGAACGAACCAGAGCAGAGTTTGAATACTTAGTTCAGGACTTTGCTACTATGGGATTACTAAAGGAATCATCTAAGAGAGTAGATCCAGGCAGGATTATACTTGCAGATGGTACTAGAATAGAGACCAAATCAGCTAAAGATCCGAGAACACTAGCTATGAAAGCTCCAGATGGAATCATAGGTTGCGAGGCATCACAGTTAGACTTGGAAACATTTCATAGATTACGTGGTAGATGTGCTCCCAAGCGTGGGTGGATGTTTCTAGCAGGTACATTTGAGGGATCATTAGGTTGGTATCCGCAGATGTATCAGGCATGGCAACATTCTTCTAGCGTTGATGAGCAGTCATTTTCGCTTCCAAGCTACTCAAATGAACATTTATACCCTAAAGGTAGGCAGGATCCTGAGATTTTAGCACTAGAAAGAGCATCATCTGATGACTTTTTCATGGAAAGAATTGAAGGAATACCCTCTCCACCTAAAGGAATGGTCTTTACAGAGATACGACCTGACATTCACATACAAGATGTAGAGTATATACCTGACGAACCAGTACATATCTGGATTGATCCTGGTTATGCTGAAGCTTATGCTTGTGAAATAGTGCAAATTGTTAACGATCAGGTAAGAGTCATTGATGAAATCTACGAAAGAGACTTAATTACTGATGAAATTATAGAAATTGCACAGGCAAGGCCATGGTGGAGAGATGCAAAGTTCGGTGTTATCGATATTGCTGGTACTCAGCATCAGGCTATGGCTGCTCCCGCTGAAGTATGGATGGAAAAAACAGGAATATATTTTGATTCACAGAAGGTTAAGATAAATGACGGAACAGAAAGGCTAAAAGCTTTCTTAAAAACCGATCCTGTTGAGCAAAGAGAGCCAAGAATTGTATTTAATCCTAAGTGTAACGGCATATTGTCGGAATTTGGAGTGCAACCTAATCCATTTGATGGCCAGACAAGAGCATATAGATGGAAAATGGATAGAGATGGTACAATAGTTGGTGAAACACCTGAAGATAAATACAATCATGGTGTTAAGGCAGTTATTTATGGTTTAATTAACAGATACGGCTATGGATACATATCCGAGAATAGCACTATAAAGGTTAAAAGGTGGTAAATGGCTAACTATAAACCAGAAGAAATTATTGCATTAGTTGATAGTCATTATGATTTGACTGAGCCACTCCGTACCCGTATGGATGATGACCATAAGCTATACAGGCTTGAGGAATTTGATGCTGGAGAAGGATTTCAGTCCTATACTTCTAACGAACCACAGGTATATGCAGATAAATTGATAGCATGGATGACGTCTGCTGAAATGGTAGTTAAGATACCTTACGGAAACTCAGAAAGAGAGCAACGTGAAAACAATGACTCTAAGGAAAGGTTTCTTTTAGGATTAGTTAAAGCCGCAGACGAGAGACTTACTTCAAGATTCCAACCTGTTGTAAGAAATCAGATGGCTTGGTTTATTACCTTACGTGGATGGTATGCCGCAAGAGCCTTGATGACTAAAGATGACGAAGGCGAAACAAATATAGAGATTCAACCATGGGATCCACTTCATACATATTGGTCTGAAGGTAAAAATGGATTAGCATGGGCTTGTTATAAGACTAAAAAAACTCCATCTGAAATCAAAGCTATATGGGGAGTTGATTTAAGCAGTGAAGGTCAGGGTGCTGATGATGATGATGCAATTGATGTTTATGATTTTTATGACTCAGAAGATAATGTTGTTTGTACAGAAGATACTGTTTTAAAGAAAAGAACTAAGCATGGAGCAACAAGAGTGCCTGTAGTATTAGGACCAGTAGGTTCTCAGCCTTTAGTTCAGGCAGTTACAAGTACTGGTAATCTAGATACTATAGAAGATTACGGTGAGTCATGCTACAAATCTTCCAGAGAATTATTTGAAAAGCATAATTTTATGATGAGTGTTATGTTAGAGCTAACAGCACGATCAAGAAAACAAGGCTTAAAGGTTAAGTCCAGAGATGGTACGAAAACATTAGAAGAAGATCCATATAAAGAGGGTTCAGAAATTGCTTTGGGGCAGGGTGAAGATGTAGAGCCATTAGGGTTGTTAGAGATGGCTAGGGAATCTGGAGTATTCATGGGTTTAATATCTGGAGAGATGCAAAGAGGCGGTTTGCCTCATTCTATTTATGGTCAGTTAGAATTTCAATTATCAGGATTTGCCATAAATACATTGAGACAAGGTGTTGAAACTGTGCTTACTCCTAGGCTACAAGCTATGGAAAAAGCATACAAATCTATCTTTCAGCTATTGTGCGACCAGTATATAACTGGTGGATTTAAGTCAATAGAGGTAAGTGGACAAGATAAGAATAGAATGTACTTCAAAGAAGAAGTAACTGCTGACACAATTAAAAATGCTGGAGATGCTGAAATAACTATGATTGGACAGCTTCCACAAGATGAAATGTCTAAGATGAGTATGGCACAGATTGCCAGAGAAGGTGACACACCTTTGTTGCCAGATATCTTTATTCGAGATAATATATTGGGATTACAGTCTGCCGACCAGATGGAAGATTCTATTAGGTTACAGATGTCCCAGAAGATGTTGCCAGAAGCAATGTTATGGGAAAACTTACTGTCAGCAAGAAGGCAGGGCAGAGAAGATATTGCTCAGTTCTACGAAACTGAGTTGATGAAAGTATTTATGATGAAGAAATTAGAAGAACAAAAGATGATGCAGGAGATGATGGGTGGTGGTATGCAGCCGCAACCGCAACCACAACAACCAGCAGCTCCGCCACCAGGTATGGTTCCACCAGGGATGATTCCACCAGGGATGATTCCACCAGGAATGATGCCTCCAGGTCAGGCAGGCCCTATGTTACCGCCAACAGTTATGCCTAATGCAGCATTAGGGGTTCCACCTCCAATGCCTGTAGCTCCTATTGGTCCTATGGTCGCACCAGGAACACCAAGACCAGGCGCACAAAGTACAGAAAATAGATTATCCAATTTAGGTTTAATACCACCAGTAGGAGGTAATTAGTTATGAGATCAATAGAAGAAATTAGACAAGCTTATTTGAATGGAAGTATAGATTTTGATATGGCTCAA